TGACTGTCTTTGCTTGTTTTCTCGGTATACCAGCAATATCTGCAACGATTTGATGAAAGTCAGCTTGACCCTCTTGATACAACTTTACAACATCGTCAATTTGTGGATGTCTATCTATGCCTGTTAAGGTAGCACAATAATGCACTAGCCATCTTGGTTCTTGTGAGGCATAATCAAAAGAACCCCATTTGTGACCTTCCTCTGGAATAAACAAACCACGGATTAGTTTTTTTATCTCTGGATCTCTAGCAGGTATTTGTTGTAAATTGGGATTACTAGAACTAAAGCGGCCCGTCACTGTGCCACCACCGTCAGAACGAAGAGGATGAAAGTCACAATGTATACGACCATTATGAGAATGCTCAAGAATAGTGTCAACAAAAGTAGTATTTGCTTTGTTTATCTCTCGAATCTTTATAATCTTTTTTGCAATTGGGTGAGGATGATTAGCAAGAAACTGTTTTGTAAACGCGGGAGACCCGGACTTTTCTGTGCGAGAATAAGAAAGACCCATAGCATCAAAGACCTTTGCTACAGATGTGGCGACCCACGGTTCCATCGTAACTTTTGTTTCAGAGGCTATCTCATTAAGTAAGTCTTTTTCTAATTTTGTTAGATATCGTTTTACTTGTTGAGCCTTATCTAAATCTACACGAACACCTTTTGTTTTCATGTCTAACAATACTGGAGTCAACTGTGTCTCTAAATTAAATATACTGGTACACTCTTCAGAAACAATTCTATCTTGCAAAATGTTCCAAAGTTTTAAAGTTATCGAAGCGTCTTGTTCTGCATACGCACCAACATATCGAGGTGGTAATCTCCACATCTCAGACTTTGGATCTACACCGAACTCTTCTGCCGCACCTTTTAACATCTTCTCATCTTTATATATTTTTAAATAATCTCCAGCGACAGAGTTTAAATTATAGTATCTTCTGTTTTCGTCTAATATTGGAGCTGCTATCATTGTGTCCCTAATTTTACCTTTAACTTCTATACCCACGGATCTTAACCATCCTAAGTCATACAGAGCGTTGTGAAACACAAATGTTTTTGTAGTATCAGAACATAATTCTTTTAACCAACCAAGCACTGGTCTTTTAGGCATATTTCCAACAGTGTGTGCTATTGGAAAATACCAAGAGCTATCTCCCGCAGCCACAGCTATACCTATAATATGTCCATCTTTTCTACACCATCCAGGCCCAAGCTTTAACAGATTCGAGTCTTTAGTTTCTAAATCTATCGCTATGGTATCATACTGTGACAAGTCTGGAATAGTCTGTGGAGGTGTCCAATCAGAGTCAGTATTACCCCAAGAGATATCTCTTATGTCTTGTTCTAGCAAATGATATTGCTCATTTGTCATTTATTATTTCGCCTCCCAAAGCAGCATATCCTATAATATCTACCCAACTGTCGTCTTTGTTAATATCTTCAGCTAATCTTGCCACTTTTACACCTATCATACAAGCCACTGCCTCCTCTGGAGTTATAGGTTCTTTTAACTTTTTTTCTAATAAAATTGACCATATGTCAGCTATTCTTTGATGATTCTTTTTTACCGGCCCATAATCTTTTGCTCTTGGCCCATTAATTAATTTTTCTGTTTCTTTTAAAAAATATTCTCTATTTTTTTTCATCTATCCACTCCTTAATCTCAGAACATTTCCATAGTCTAGTTTTTGGTGTTATTAAAATAGGCACTGGAAAATTTTCATAGTCCATCCATTTTTTTATTGTTTCTGAACTTACTCCAAAGAAATTATATACTTCTTTTCCGTTCATATATCCGATTTGATTGTTTAGATTAATATCTTCATTGTTATCTTTTTTCATAAATCTCCATCCTTTTCAATTTCACCTTCATAAACTTCGTCTGTCTCTATAAAATACATAACTTTTTCTATCATTCTAGCCATCTCCTGATATTGTATAAGTTTTTCTAAAAGTTGATTATCTAGATAATCTCTATGTCTTCTTAATTGATTTTCTACTAAAGCCACATGAGAAAGACGATGCTTCAAAACCTTTGTTGCAACAGCTTCATGGTTAGGGTTTATGTCTTGATCTAAAAGATGATTTAAACGAATATCCTCTTTTATAGCTTTGTTTACAATATCTTGTATGCTCATAAATTAAATCCGTATTGTTGTTGTGATTCTATTAAATGTAGTGTCTTCTTTGCACGAGTCATCCCTACATAGAAAACTCTATACTCTGGGTCTTGATCCCATTGTTCAGTACAAGCTCTTGTGGAGTCTAACAATAAAGCTACATTATCCGCCTCTCCACCTTTGGCTTTGTGTATTGTCGATACACGGATCCTCGGAGCTTTCGTTAGTATCCTCTCCCCTCTCTTTCTGACAGATACTATGTAAGCCACCTCTTGTTCCGATACTTTCAGAACTTTCTGCCAAGGTGTTTCTGATGTCGCTTTTAGATTGCAGTTGTTTATAATATCTTGAAGAGTATAGTTTTGATCTGATTCTAAAGATGCTAGAATTTTTCTGCCCGCCTTTGTAATAAGATCTGGATGTATTAGTTTTGAAAATGGGAGTAACTCTTCTGCTGTCAATTCTTCCCCCTTGCATAGTTTAAGCCATACCTCTATTGCATTCAAAACATTTGGTGATATAGACCAACCAGTGCCTTCTCTCCAGAAAAGATGCCCATCTTCTTTCAAACGTAAACATACTTTGTTTACTAAATAGTTTGTTCTTGCAAGTATTAACCATTCGCCACTTGTTAAGTCTACATCAAGTATATCACGATACCAAGAAACAAATCCATTGTGATTTTGGGGTTGCCATTTTTTATCTTCTCTGATTTTAACTTTTCTTATAAGTAAGTCTGCCATTTTATGTATTTCAATTGGCACACGAAAAGATTTTTTAAGAACTCTTTTATTTGGACTTGCTCCTAAAAATCTTTTTACATCTACACCCATCCAACCATATATCGCTTGGTCATCATCACCAGCATAGAAAACTTCTTTTGAATTAGGAACCAACACTTCCTTAACCATTCTCCATTGCAGAGGCACAAGATCTTGTGCTTCATCTATAATTAGCAAATCAAACTTTGGACTTGTCCCTTGACTGATAAATTTTTCTATCATGTCTATAAAATCTAATTTACCTTTTGCTCTTTTATATTTCACATAAGCATCATTCAATAGTTCTAGTTGTTGGACTTGTAGTTTTGAACTCCACTCTTCCGGTGTATCCCAGTTTTGTTTAAACTCATCCATGACTGGCACTTGTTTAACTCTTGCCATTTGAATGATAGACATGTATTTATCTCCACCTGCACCAATAGAAAACAAAGGACCGTCTTCTATATTTAATGTTTGTGATGATCTGAAATCTATACCTACAATCTTACCTAGCTCATTGTAGTCAGATCCTCTAAACACATCTCTTGTATTTAAACCAAGCCATTGAAAGGCTAAACTGTGTAAGGTTCTAAAATACTGTAAACTTTTGTTATCTAATTGTAAGTCAAGCCAAGCACGATCTCTAGCTTCTGTAGCTGCTTTTCTACTAAAAGAAAAGAATCCTATCTTATCTGGAGCCGTTCCAGTAGACATTCTATCCTTGACTATATTAATTAATGTTGTTGTTTTCCCCGTTCCAGGAGGTCCAAATATCGTTGTTTCATTCATTAGAATGGTGACTCCTCTTGCTTTATTTCTATTGGTTTAATCTGTATTTCTGCTCCAAACTCTGGTATCCACCAAACTCTAACGGACTTCCATTTACCTTGTGATGTTTGAAACTTTTTAACTACGGAACTATCTCCATTGTTTATTTCTTTTATTCTCTCTTGCACTTGTGCTCTTGTGTAATTATCAAACTTTCTTCCTCTTAAAAAATCCATCAAAGATTCTAATCTAAAGTATGTTTTAGATTCTTCTGCCTCTGTAAAAGGTTTACCTAACACCACTTCTTCAAAGCTTTGTGCTTGAACTCTTCCAGTGCAATATAATTCTAGCAGAGACATGAACTGACCTTTATATGTAAGTTCCTCTGGCACACTTATTTCATTACAGTTTTCAAGAAGACCATTGACTTGTACTTCCCAATCAGTGTCTTTCATCTTTGGTGGCATAAAATTTAACTGCTCCATACATGCTCTTTGAAATAATCTTGGAGTCTGTAGTTCTTCTGTTGTGAGTTCTAATCTTCTACCATCTATATCCAAGAACCAAAGACGAGGCTCTGATAAAATGACGGACAATCCACTGATCGATGGCATAGAGGTCATACCAATACCATGCTTCAATCCACGACAAACTCCTTGATTACAATGAGAAGCCATAGGTTCTTCTTTACATGTATATTGATACTCTTTCTTTTCCAATGTGTTTTGAATCGTAACTATTTCAGAAGCAGGTAAAGCTGGAGTAAAATGTTTTACATTCAACTCCTCCATCTGCGACTTCCAATCATTAGGTCGAGACTTCTGTAAAAAAACACCTAACTGAAAAGCAGCTTTATTTCTACCACCTTCATGCACTCCGATACTTAATAAAGCACGAAGACACGGCACGAATCCTGGAAATAAATTAGCTGGCCCACCAATATTTACATTCATAAATTGTTTTGGTAGACATGATTGCTCTTTTATTTCTTCAATAAATTCCTCAAGCGTAGCCTCAATATAGCCATCTTTCTTTTGAATGACCGCGTATCTGAGGGTTTTATCAGAATCAAAATAAGGAAGATTGATAAAATTACCAACATCCCCCCTTTCGACCAGAACTTGCTCCTGTTTTGGGAAAATCTCGCAACGACCATGACCCAATCCAGCAGCAATCTCCGCAGCTTTATCACGAAAATCACTAGCATCCATCCACTCCTTAAAAAAGAAAAATATGTGTGCTCCGCCACTTTTACTACGGCACACGATACATGGAACTTTGAGTTCCTTCAATTTTGTGGCTAGACTAATATGGTCTAATGGATACTGATCGATGTCAAGAGCACCAAATTTGCACTTGTTGTTTTCGTTAATTGGTATCGCTCCGACACCTTTTTTGCCATCAAGATGACCTTGTACTAATTCTAATGTTAATGGTTGTCTTACTATAAATGATTTGGCTTTTTGTTTGCCATTCATTCTTTGGTTGGAAACATCTGTTTGTCCGTGTGCTTGACCGAACCCTTCAAATGCTTTTAAAAATTCTTCTGTTATATTCACTCATCACTCCAAAAAATAAGGGCCACATACTTGGAGGAGCGTATGTGACCCCAATAGTTAAAACGGTGCTTCGTCACCCTTATCTGCCATCTCGTCAGCAGAGGCGGCTGCCATTTTAACCTCCCCTTTCCTCACACTTTGATACATATTACGAGCTTCTAGCATCATACTTTCTATATCTTTAGTGATTTCTGTAATACGGTCAAGTTTCC